GCAAGAATCCGGCAGCAGTGCCACGCCGCCCCTGCGGATGTTCTGGCGACGGCGCAGAACATGCGGCAACGTCCGCCAGGCGGCGGCGGGCATTCTCCGCCGCCCGCGCTTTCTCACGCTTGAGCTGTTCCTCGTTCAGGCTGGCTTTCCTCGCTGCCGCCTTGGCGCTGATGGCGGTGACGCATGGCCTGCACGGGGCCTGTCCTGCCCTTCGGTGTGCCACGTATCCCGCAACTGTCCCCGTCCGGCCCTGGGGGAACTTCTTCGTTGGGAGAGCGCACACAGGGGTAGCCTGGGTCATATCGACTCCTACACAGTCGGTCACGCCCCGGGACTGTTAGCGCAGTCGCCGGGGTTCTTATGATCATTCTATCGTGAAGTGCCAGTAACTCCCCTGATTCGGGGCGTACTTGGCCGATCTATTCCCAAACCGCTGTGACTGTGCCTCGGCAGCGGATGCCGCCCGCGCATAGCTGGTAGCCCCCGTTGCCGTAGGCCTCCCGCGCGTCGGCGAGCGTGGCGAACTCGGTCCCGTCGATCGCTTTGCATGGGTCGCATTGATTGGAGTCGTTGACCTCTGTGGCCCTGTACGTGGCGACTGGTGCGGCTTCCAGCGTTGCGATGCGGCCCGTGTTCTGCGCCTGGTGTAGCGCTCCCGCCAGTTGGTCGCGGCGGAACCAGTTCTTCAGCCCGCGCAGGAACCCGGTCACCTGCTCGGCTACCTGGCGGCCTGCCGCGCCCGGTGTGAAGAGGCGCAGCGCCTCGCGCCCTGCGGACGCTGCGATGTCCGCGCCGAGGAACGCGGCCGTCGCCATGGCGATCTCCACCAGCTCCGACCCGAACGCGTTCCGCAGCCCGGCGTCGACTTTCGGCGGCCGGACTTTCACGCCCTGCGCGGCGGCCTCCGCGGCCATCTGCTCGGCCGCGGTGGTGGCCATGGCGCCCAGTGCGAGGCGCAGTACCCGTGTCGCGTCGTCGCTGTCCACCGTCAGGCCGGCCAGCGCGGCGGGGTCGCCCGCGTCGACGGCCTGCTCTATCTGGTCGGCGAGCTCGGTGTACTGCTGCTCGGCGATCGGGTCCCAGTCGTCGAGCAACTGGGCGAGGGCGTCGGCGTGCTGTTCGCGGACGGTGTCGAGCTGCTCGTCGTCGTCTTCAGCTTCATCGTTGTCCTGCGCGCGCAGGGGCCGGATGCTGCGGGCGCGTGCCACGGGTGTGTGGTGGTGGATGTCCAGCCGTGCGGTGGCCGGGGCCTGGCGGGCCGGTGCAGCCGGGGCCGGTGCGGGTGTGCCGGTGTACTGCATGTCCGGCAGCTCCAGCGCCTCGGTAACTGACCGTGGGGCGAACCCGGCGTCGATGAAGACCTTCGCCGCGGAGGCTTTCGCGGTCAGCTCAGCGTTCCGCGCCTCAGCATCCGGCGGGACGGGGTCCTCGTAGTCGAACTCCAGTGTCCGGGCCGTGTCCGGGCCGTACAGCGGCAGCAGGTCGTTGTTGAGGGCGGACTTGATGCGTTCCAGGCGGGGGATGGTGATCTGCTCCGCGAACCACGCTTTCGCCGCGATGGCCGTTGCGCGGTTGATGTCCTCGAAGTCGCCGATCGCGGTTTTGCTGATCCCGAACGCCTCACGGATGACTTTGCTGCTGGCGTCGCGGAGCTGCACGAACTGCATGTCCTTCTGGGACATTTTGCGGTCTTTCCACGTGCCGTGCTCCAAGATCGCGACGCGGTGTGCGTTCGCGACGCCCTGGTGCTGCTCGTTCCACCGGTCCCGCAGCTCGTCGAACTCCGTGTCTGACAAGCCGTTGGGGACCTCGATGATCCCGCCCGGCTCCGCCGAGTTGAGGAAAAACGACCGGTTCCACTCTGCGGAGTACTTCGTGGCGTCGAGGTCGGTCAGCACCGACTGCACGGGGCCCATACCGCGGTACGGGTCCAGCGGGTTCGGCATGCGGAGCTGGATGACGTCCTTGACGTCGAGGGGGATCTGCTCCCCACCCGGGCCGGTATACACGTACCCGGAGATGAAATCGGTCGGGTGCGGGACGGGCTGGATACGGTCCGGCCGGACGGGCCACAGCTCCAGCGGCAGGGGTGAACGGCCGTTGCGGGCAATGACCCACCAGCCCTCACCCGTCAGGTCCACATGCTGCTGAAAGCCCTCGACGAACTCCTGCCTGGGCATGAAGGGGTTGGGCTTGTTCCACAGGTCCAGCGCCGCATGCGCGGTGACCTCGACCCGGTCCTCGGCCCGGCCGGACGCGGCCTTCCGCCATAGCTTCCACTTGACCAGCGCCGTCGCATTCGACGTGCGGTTGACGATGGCGAACAGGGTGCCCACCGTGCCCATGGCGCGCATCTGCGCCTCAGCGCCGCTCTTGTGCGCCCACGGCATGGCCAGGGTGACCCGGCTGGATACGTACGGCACCGGCGTCCGGTTGACCAGGGAGCCGATGGCGCGCAGCGGGGACCTCACCCGTCATCACCGCCGAGGAACTCCAGGATCAGACACGACACGCCGCCTGCGGCCAGGCCGGCCGCCGTGCCCCACGCGGTCCACGCGGAGGCGGTCAGCGATCCGAAACCGGCGGTGGTGAGGACGGTGGTGCGGGCCCGGGTCCAGAGGGGGACGAGTTTGCGGAGCCTGCTCACAGTCGCCTCCTCGGTGGTTAGAGCCAGCGGACCCGGGTGCGGCCAGCGCTGTAGTAGGCCAAGAGCAAGGCGTCCGCATTGTCCGGACTTCTGCCGAGCCGCTTGATCACTTCGTCTTTCTTCTCCACCCGGATCCGGCCGGCCGGGTCGGCGTCCCACCGCGGCTCCAGGAGCTGCGCGATGGTGGTGTCCGCGTTGTCCATGCTGGAGAGGTCCCAGCCGCGGCGTTCGGACAGGCCGCGGCCGATCTCCCACCAGATCTCGGCGCGGAGGTTGACGAACTTGTCCGGGCGGCTGGCCTTCTCGCCGACGTTCACGCCGCGGATATGCGCCGTGTGTTCGCCGCGGGCTGCGGCGTTGCGGAGCTCGCCGATCACACCGAACCCGACGCCGATCGAGTCCACCTTCACCGCGGTCGCGCCGGTCTCCCGGATCGCCGCAAGAACCATCGGTGCGATCTTCTCCGGCCGGTCCGTGTGCGCCCGCCACTCACGCCCGGCACGCACACCGCGCCGCTCACGGATCACGGTCTCGTCCCCGCCGCCACCGACATCCACACCGAGCTCGACGGGAAGCAAATCATCGGGCGCAGGGCGGGTATCGGACCGGATCCGGCACGCCGAGATGTCGGACTGGCGCACGACCTGATTCGGCGAGTCAGCGGAGAACTCCCCCAGGACCTTGCTGCGGTAGAGCGGATTGTCCTCGCCCCACTCGCGGCGCTTCTCCTCGACCCACTCGGCGCCAACCAGGGCGAGCGCGACCTTGTCCGGTACGTCCTCGCCCGTGAGGTTCGGCGAGTCGAACGCGCTGATACCCATGACGTGCCAGCCGGAACCGGGCTGGCAGACCCGTCTGAAGTGGCTCGCGGGCGAATCCGGATTGCCGATAGCGAGCAGCCGGCAGTCGGCGTTGGTCGTCAGCGCGTCGGCTGCGACCCACAGTTGTTCGGGGATCCCGCACGCCTCATCGAGGATGACCAGCACGTACCGGGCGTGGATGCCCTGGAACGCCGACTCGTCGTGGTCCGCCGGTTTCCGGCCGAACGCGACCATCTCATCGTCGATGTGCCACTCGGTCTGATTCACCCGGCCGGCAAGTTGCCCGGCCTTGTGGTTGCGGCGGATGTACCGCCACAGAATCGCCCGCACCTGGGAGTAGGTGGGTGCGGTGGTGACGACGAAGGCCTCGCCGGGCGGGTGGGTGTCGAGCCACCAGCATGCAACCAGCGAGGCCGTGTGGGATTTGCCCACGCCGTGCCCGGAGCGCACTGCAGTGCGGCGGTGGTCCCGCACGCTGCGCATGATCTCGCCCTGCTTCGACCACACCACCTGGCGGAGGCGTTCCCGCACCCACCGCACCGGGTCACCGGAGTAGCGCGCGGACCGCTCGCCGAGGTTCCTGCGATCAACAGCCGATTTCAGCTGGTCTCGGATGTCCCGCAACCGCGCAGCGTCACCGGCGCGGACCAGCTGCTCGATCTGCTGGCGGATCCGCTCAGTCTCCGGGGCCGTCGTCACTGCTGCCTCCGAGAGAGCTGAGGAGGTCGGCGATCTCGGTGCCGAGCCGCTCGGCGTCCACAGAGACGCGGGACGGCGCGTCGACGCCGCGTAGTTTCCGGTAGGACTCGCGGATTTTCACCGCGCGGTCTATCGCCTGCAGTTTGGGCCCGTAGTCGAGGAGCGGTTCCCCGTCGTCGCCGTACACGATCCGGCCGTGGGAGACCATCACGTGGTCGCGGGCCAGGATCTCCATGACCTCGGCATAGAGGGTGTCGAGCTCGGCGGCCTCGGTGGCGATGAGCTCCTCGCCGGCGGGCTGGATAGCGGCCTGACGGGCGCGTTGCACGGCGCGCCACGCGTCGCCTTTGTTGCTGATGCCGAGCTCGTCGGCGATCTGCTGGTAGGTGCGGCCTTGGGTGGCGAGGCGGGCGGCCTGGGCGTCGCGCTGGGCGGTGTCGAGGGTGCGGGCGTAGCGGCCGAAGCCGTCGCGGGCATCCTGGTTGGGGTTGTAGCCGGGGTTGGCCACGATCGCGCCTCCCCTCAAGGTGTGTGGTTGCCGCCCGGGGCTTGGGGTCCCCGGGCGGCTGGCTGCCCACCACCCCATCCGCCACCGCGAATGGCCTTGTGACGCACTGCGGCCCCCTGCCGGGACGGGTTGGCAGGGGGCCGAGTGGTCGGTTTTTGGGCGCGTTAAGAACGCGCAGCCCTACGGTGGGACACTGACGCCACCTTTGTCAACTACAGACGTAGTGACTGCTCTGCACGCCAGCCTGAACACGGTCCCCCGAAGGGTCCGGCAGCGAGCAGCTTTCCGGACCCCTCACAGCCCTGCGCGGGACCCCCTAAGGGACCCCGCGCAATCTCCCCGACCTGCACGTTCACCGGTCTGTAGAGACAGACACCGCCTGCGCCTCCCACGCGTCCACAGGCACCAATCGCCACGTTCCAGCGTCGGTGCGCTCAGCCTCCGGCTTCAGGCCTTCTATCGCCTTCAGTACCTGCCGTTCCTCCAGTTCGGTCGCGGCCTCCAGTTCACGGCGGGTCATGTTCCCGTACTTGAGCAGCGCTGCCCGCACCTTGTCCTGGTTCGTCCCACCCGACATAGGCAGCACCAGCCGCTTCCCCACCGGCGCCTTCGCTGTCTCACGCCCGATCCGGGCGACCTCCGCCTTGAAATCCTCACCGCGGAGCCACTGCACCCGCGACCGGAACGGCTTTCCGTGGTCAGGCGTGTTGACGAGAATCTCGCCCGGCTTCGTCAGGTCACCCGGGTTGTAGCCGCTGGACCGGCCGAACACAAACATCGCGTGGTCCCGGTCGTTCATCCGCGTCGAGATGCGGTTCGCGTAATTCCCGCGGGCGTCGGTCTTCCCGCCGAACACACCGGACGACGGCTGCTGCGTCGCCGAGATCATGTGAATGCCATACGCCCTGTTCAGAGCGAGGAAAGACTCCACTTTGTCACTGATCCGGTATCCCTTCTTCAGCCCCTTGTCGCCCTGCCGGACAAGCTCGGCGTGCTCGTCGACGATGACGTACACGGCGGGACGGCCGTGTTTCTCGGGGATCCATTCCTGGTCGCCGTGCTGGGCGAGGATCGCGCCCCGCTCGTCGAGTTCGGTCTTCATCCAGTCCATGAGGGCGTGCGCCTCTTCCGGGGTGGAGGCGAGGTCCTGCAGGATCGGCAGCATCGGGGACAGTTCGGGGCTGCCGGGTTTCATGTCCACCCCGTACAGGACAGTGTCCGGACGTCCGGCCAGGCGGATCGCGACGAGCCGGATCAGGGTGGACTTCCCGAACTTCGAGGATCCGGCGATGAGGGTGTGCGCGTAGGCCATCTCGATGGTGACGGGCTGGCCGAACTCGTCGCGGGCGATGACGACGGGATCCAGGAACGTCGCGCCCAGCTCTGGCTCGTACGGGACTGGGGTGTCCAGTGGGTCTCCGTCGACGTAGTTGACGACGAGTTGGCTGCTGAGCGGCCCGTCGTCGAGGTGGAATGCGCCGTCGACGCGCATAGCTCCGGCGATTTTCGTCCAGCGGGACCGGAGCGTTGTCCGGTCGAGGGTGGGCGGGAGGTCCAGTACTGCTTTCCAGCCCACGTCGGTGGCTTCAACGAGGCATCCGTACAGCTCCTGCTTGAGCGTGTCCCATACGGCTGTACGGAGCTGCTGCTCTTCGACGGTGCGTCCGGACAAGTCCGGGCCGGCCGGGGCAGTGTCCGGTGCGGTTCGGGTGACGAGCTGGTGGGCGGCCATCTGCTGCCGTATCAGCGCGATGTCGAGTTTCACTGACTCCTGCTGGTGCTTCATGTGGTCGTGGCGGGTGTGGTGCTTGTACACCAGGTGGACGGCGACCGCGGCGGCCGAGGAGACGAGCCACGCGTAGGCCGTCGGCCCGATCCCGCCGATGGTGGTGACGCCGGCCTGAGTGAACATGCCCGTTGCGGCGAGGCTGCCCCAGGAGAGGGCTGGTGACCATTTGCGGGCGAAGCTGATGGCGGCGATCTTGCCTGCGGCGGCGCCGGTGATGAACTCGACGACGGCCGCCGTGGTGCCGTACTGCCATTCGGCGATGAGGGCGGCGCCGGTGATGATGCTGGGTGCGGCGAGGCTGGTGGCGAGGTCGGCGCGGGTGAGCTTCACGGTGGTGGCTCCGGTGGGCGGCGCGGCCCCCCGCCGGGTGGCGGGGGCCAGAGGGCGGGCGACTTACTTGGCCTGGCGGGCTTCGCGGAGGTACCGCTTCGCCGTGGCGGGGCTGACATCAAGCTCCTCAGCAACCTGTCCGGAGGTGATCCCGGAGTCCTGAGCCAGGAGCTCAGCGACCTGAGCCACGGCCTTGGCGCGCTGAGCCGCCTGCCCGGTCAGGTGCGCGGAGAATCCAAACGCCGGGGCCTCGGGCCCAGCGGGCGGAGCCGGTGGCTCAACCGTGCTGGCGTGCGCAGATACGGTGCTGAGCCTTCCGGCCAAGGAGGTGGGCTCAGCGAGGTGAGCTGTGGGCTCGACGGGCTGAGCCGTCAGCTCAATGGGCTGAGCCTCGGGCTCACCGACCGGACCGTCGGGCTCGGGCGGGAGCTGCTTCACGGGCTCGGGCTGCGTGTCCTGGACGACGGTGGGGATGTTGGGGCGGCGGGCTTCGAGTGCGAGTTTCAGGCTGACGGTCCGGGCCTCCGTGAGGAGCCGGTCTCGCTCGCCGAGTGCCAGCGCGAGCTCGGTCCCGGACTGCTGCTGCAGCGCGCGGAGGTACGCCTCGTGTTTGGGGTCGAGCTGGACGCGGATGGTGTGCATGCCGATCGCCCACACGCCTTTCGCGGCGGCGGAGACGAGCGCTCCGACGATGCCGATGGCCCATGCTCCGGCGATGATCCCGTGGACGGTGATCGCGGCCATGGACACGGTGAGCATGGCGAACCCGGCCTTACGGGGCAGTGCGGATCTTTTGCTGTCGTAGCGCAGGAGCCATTCGGCGATGAGGCATCCGGCCCATCCGGCGTCGAAGACTCCGGCGACGAGGTAGGCGGCCCATGGGGGGGCGAGGAGGGTGAGCATGCTGCCGATGGCGAC